TGCATCTAATCATATGCCAACTGTTGAGAAGTTTGGCGTAAGGGAGGATGGAATTGCTATTCAGGTTCTATACGTTAAGGACTACAGGCAGCGTAAGAACTCAGCTTTCCTGGTCAATCTAGCTGGTATGTAATGGCTATAATTCCATTACCTAAGCCTGAGGGACCAGATGAGAATTTGATTCAAGATAAACTAGAGCAATTAATCGCAAATGAAGAAGCTAAGAGGCGTTTCCGGGATCTCAAGTATCCTCCGCTACCTATGCCACAAAGTCGTAGTGGTACTCAGATACTAGAAGAACCTTCTATTGCTACAGAGCAAAGAGTTGATCGACTCTGGCCTATGGGTGACAAGGTATTAGTAGCTGCTGAAGCCAAAGCGGGCAAGACAGTTCTCACACACAACCTAGTCAAGAGCCTACTAACAGGTGAATATCTCTTTGATCAATTTAAAGTAAAGCCAGTTGAAGGCAACATAGTAATCGTTGACTCTGAGATGAACGTTGCAATGTTAGATAGTTGGCTTAGGAAGCAAGGCACAGAGTTCTTAAGAACCTACGGCGACCGTTTGCATTTCTTCCCGCTTAGAGGCAACGCTAGATCTTTCAACATTTTAGACGAAGAGACATTAATTCAATGGTCAGAGACCTTACGCCTCCTACAGGCCGAGGTGTTCATTGTGGACCCGATTGGCCCTTTCATTAGTGCTCTGGGGTTGAATGAGAACACTGAAGCCAGGGATCTCTTATATGCAATCGATGAGCTAATGCTGAGGGCTGAAGTATCTGACTACTTAGTTACTCACCATATGGGACATGGGGATGATAGGGCTCGTGGTGATTCAGCTATGTTAGGTTGGCCGGCTGTGTTATGGAACTACAAGCTACCTAAGACTAAAGCCAACAATCGCTACGTATCAGATCATAAAGGCATGCGTACCATGAGTGTGATGGGCCGAGTAGATGAGATTGATGATTTCCAGCTTGTCTTTGATAAGGAAACCAATCACTTAGCCTTTTCTGATGTGCTACAGGCGCCGATCTTTCAGGACACCCAGAAGTTATCTGAGAACGAAGAGAAGATTCTTAAGGCTGTCGGTAAGTTTGGTGAGCCTATCTCGCAGAACTTGGTCATTACATCTGCTGGTCTTATGAAGGCTACTGGTATCAAGGTTATTGAGAAATTGGCCTCCGAAGGTCGATTAGTCATTACTGAAGGCCCTAAGCAAGGGCAGTATCCAACTAAATTAATCTCTAAGAGTGTTACTGAGACTTTGTGAGGCTTGGACTATTAGCTGGTACACGCAAGTCTCAGGGGTGGTTCTAGGTGGTTCTGAGTGGTTCTGAGAACCACGTAGTGGTCAGTGGTTCTGAGTGGTTCTGCTGCCTTATAGGCAGAACCACCAAACCAGAACTACCCAGAAAGTCGATGCCTAAGGCAACAGAACCACCCCCATGTATACGCTGTATGTATACACTGTATAGTAGAGAGGGTTCTAATGGACTATTTATTTATAAACAAGGCAGATGTAAGTCTCGCCTTTGCAAAGCGATTAGGCGCTACATATGGCCTGTCTGTAGTACATGACCCTACTGTTCCTAGAGGTTGGATGTTCTTTCATGTAAAGGGATTAGTTTGGGGTAGGCAGTATGTAAAGACCAATGCGCCTGTAGGAGAGAAGAAATGAGCTTGTTAGATAATCCACTATGGATATGGTCGTTTATTTTTTCGACACTAAGTCTAGTAATTTCATTGGCTTTGTTCGGATTTGTTTACCTTGTCAAATGGAGTGCTGATGACCGGATTAGCTGAAGATCCTGTACGAATGCAGCAACTTAAGGACCTGTTAGGTAAAACTGAGACAGAACTCTATTTAATGGAAGGTGGCATAGATCCTGAGCTAGTCAAGGCACGTGAGGCCGAGCTAGGCACCATCACAGGGGAGGTCCTGAGTACGTCTGATGAGCCCAGAACAGGCCCTAGCATCGAGGTAGAGACCAGAGACGGCTCTCAGTCCATCTCGAATCTGACAGGCTCTCAGATTAAAACTACGATTGCTTCTAAGTCTTTAGTAGAGCTAGAGGACTTAATTGGCCGGCTAGAGAAAATTAGAGAGAAAGCTTCTGAAGATTATAAGAAGCGGTGGGAAGCGTACTCACTTAGGGTCCAAGGCTTCTCGGTTAATCAGATTGCGCAACAATTTGGGGTATCTACTCAACTTATATACGTCTATTGGGATTGGTGCTCTAAGCAATTACCAGAAGTTAAAGAGTATCTAGATGACTTTGTGAATATCTCAGTACAGAGACTAGAAGCTCAGTACCGACAGTTAGCTATTGCGCGAGCTAAGGGAGATATCATCGCGCATAAAGTCTCTGCTGACTTGATTGATCAGCAAGGTAAGCTATTAGGCGCACATAAGATGCATGTAGAGGTAGATACACGAGTCACGTACAGGCTTGAAGGGGTGAACATGGATGAGCTATGACAAAGCAACAGATGCAATGACACAAGTGTTTACCAAGGTTCTACAAGGTAAATACACGGAGGCAGAGATAGCTCTAGGCAGAGGAGAGCTTGAGGAAGAACTAGCAAAGTGGCTTATTGCGGCAGCATGGAGCGCTTACGTAGATGACTATGGGATTCTCAGACTTGTCTTTAAAGACGTTGAAATTGAAGCCCAATGACTGCTGGGGTTATGCATAATAAGTCGTTAGCGCATACATTCTCTCCTCGTAATAATTCTAAAACTATCTTCACAGATCGCAGTCCTGAGATTGTATTAAGTGGGCCGGCTGGTACAGGTAAGAGTCGAGCACTGCTAGAAAAGCTGAATGCAGTAGCTTTAAAGTATCCCGGTATGCGCGGGTTAATCATCCGTAAGACAGCTACCTCCCTCGGTTCAACAGCACTAGTGACTTGGAAGAACTATGTCATTAAAGAAGCATTGCTTAATGAGACTGTGCGCTTCTATGGGGGCAGTGCTCAAGAGTCTGCTCAGTATATTTACTCGAATGGTTCGCGCATTACGATCGGTGGCATGGATAAAGCCACCCGTATCATGTCCTCCGAATACGACATCATTTATGTTCAGGAAGCCATTGAGCTTACGCTTGACGATTGGGAAGCTCTCACAACGCGATTACGTAACGGAGTACTCCCATACCAGCAATTAATAGCTGACACTAACCCTGATAAGCCGACACATTGGCTTAAACAACGGGTAAATGAAGGACGTACCAAGCTATACGACACCACACACGAAGATAATCCACTGTATTTTAAAGAGGATGGGACATTAACTAAGAAGGGTGAGGCTTATATTAGTAAGCTGGATGCTCTTACTGGGGTTCGGTATCAGAGATTACGTAAGGGTCTGTGGGTAGCAGCAGAAGGTTTGATCTATGAGGAATATGATCCGGCTATTCACTTAATCGATAGGTTTCCCATCCCTGATACCTGGACTAGGTATTGGACTGTTGACTTCGGCTATACAAACCCTTTTGTTTTACAACGGTGGGCTGAGGATTCAGACGGCCGGTTGTACTTATACGCTGAGCAGTACATGTCTAAGCGGACGGTAGACCAACACGCACAAGATCTACTGAGGCTTATTAAGGATGCTGAAGGTAATTGGTTAGAGCCTAAGCCTCGTGCAGTCATCTGCGATCACGATGCAGAGGGTAGGGCTACGTTTGAAAAGGAAGTAGGCGTATCTACGGTTGCTGCGAATAAGAAGGTTCTAGAGGGCATTCAGGCAGTTCAGAAAAGGTTGCGGCCTGTAGGAGATAAGAAGCCTCGTCTCTACATATTCAGGGATGCGCTGGTAGAGCGAGACCCTAAGTTAGCGGATGCTAAGCGCCCCTGCAGTACAGAGGAAGAAATTACTGGGTATATCTGGGATACAGGTGCTGGGAAGAATGCTAAAGAGCAACCACTAAAAGTTAATGATCATGGTTGTGATGCTGCACGCTATTTAGTCGCAGATAAAGATTTAGGATCACGTCCAAGACTAAGATTCCTTTAGCAACAGAACTCTCTCTAGAACCACTTAGAGTGCTCTATTTGAGGTCTTGCACCTACCCGATACAGTAGGTACTGAGAGCCCATCTGAGTGGCTCTACAGGGCCGTAGAGAGGGTTCTAGGAATGGCTATCTTAGAGTTAAGCGCAGGCTTTAAAGAGAAGCGTGCTGCGAGGCTTAAGGCTGTCCCTAACCGTAAATCCCTCGCATTTAAAATTGGTGAACTACTCGCAGCGTTTATTAATTGGTTGAGCCCTTATATCTTGCCTGTCTTGGCTTTGGGCTCCCTTACTGCGGCAGCTTGGATTGTTGCCCTCCCTCTAGGACTAGTTGCCTTGGGTATTTCACTATTTGTGCTGGATTACGGTAGGTCGCCGTGAGTTTCACCCGAGATCTAATTAATAAGACTCCAGTCCCATTATCCTCCATACGATCTACTGTCTCCTTCTTAAATCCCACAGCTAAGAGTTCTCCTGAACAGCAAATGGCAGCAATGGGTAACGTTGGAACTCTATTCGCTATTGTTACTAAGTTAGCTAACTCTACTTCTCAGGTTGAATGGAAGCTCTACAGGAAAGCTGATGGTAGAGGCAGAGTTGCAGGGGCAGAATCTAGAAAAGAAGTTACTAGTCACGCTGCTTTAGATCTCTGGAATAAGCCTAATCCCTTTTATACGCGCCAAGAATTTGTAGAGACCTTTCAACAGCATCAAGAATTAACAGGCGAGTCCTGGTGGCTTATGGGGAGGGCAGATGGTTTTGAAGCTCCCTTAGAAATGTGGCCGATTCGCCCAGATAAGATGCGAGTTAATCCCTCAGCTACTGAATTCATCAAAGACTATACGTATATCGGTCCTGATGGTGAGCAAATCCCGTTGGGTCTTAAAGACATCATTCAGTTGAGGCTACCAAATCCATTAGATCCTTATAGAGGTATGGGTCCTGTCCAGAGTTTATTAGCTGATCTTGACGGTATTAAGTACTCCGCTGAATGGAACCGTAATTTCTTCTTAAACTCTGCTGAACCTGGTGGCATTATCGAAGTTGATAAGCGGCTAGATGATGATGAGTTTAATGAGATGCGGGATCGTTGGAATGAGCAACACAGGGGAGTTAGTAGAGCTCACCGTGTCGCATTAATTGAACAAGGACATTGGGTTGATAGGTCTTACTCGCAGAAGGACATGCAGTTTGTTCAACTGAGGGAGGTTGGCAGAGACACAATCATGGAAGCGTTCACCATCAGTAAGTTAATGATGGGGATTGTGGATGATGTTAACCGAGCTAGCGCTGATGCCTCTGAATATGTCTTCTCCAAGTACTTAATGATCCCTCGGCTTGAGCGTATTAAGCAGGCTCTGAACAACGATCTGCTCCCTATGTTTGGACCTACAGGGGAGGGCTTAGAGTTTGATTACTGTAACCCTGTTCCTAAGGACGAAGTAGCAGAAGCTGCTGAAATGGCTTCACAAATTGATGGGATAGTAAAGCTCATTGGGGCAGGCTTTGATCCTGACCAGGTATTAGAAATGTTTGGCTTACCAGCACTAACTTACGTGGGGAGTGGAAATGCACAACCTCAAGACCAGCCGCTCCCGAGTTAGTATGCGAGCCGGTAGGAATGACTGGTACCGAATTCAGAATAAGTCTGCTAATACGGCTGAGGTTTATATCTATGACGAGATTGGCTACTTCGGTATCACTGCTCAAGACTTTGTGAATGATTTAAACACTATTACATCTGACTCCATCGATCTGCATCTCAATACTCCTGGTGGAGAGATCTTCGATGGTATTGCTATCTATAACGCTCTTAAGAACCATGATGCCAACGTAACTGTCTATGTAGATGCTTTAGCTGCATCAGCCGGCTCATTTATTGCTATGGCTGGTGATGAAATTATCATGCAGCGTACGGCGCAGATGATGATTCACGATGGACACGGCTTAGCTATTGGCAACGCTGCTGATATGCGAGAACTAGCAGATCTCCTGGATAAGTCTTCTGACAATATCGCTTCGATCTATGCAGAGAAGGCTGGCGGCTCTGTAGAAGACTGGCGTACTGCTATGAAGGCTGAGACTTGGTATTCCGCTGAGGAAGCTGTAGCTGCTGGATTAGCGGACAAGATCAATGGTCAAGATACTGAGGATTCTAAGACTAATAACTCTTGGGATCTAAGCATCTATAACTATGCAGGCAGGGACAAAGCTCCTGCGCCTGTAGTACAAGAAAAGCCCTTGATGGACCCAGACGAATTCCGTCGGTTATTGGAAGGAACTTTCGCATGACGATTACAGTGCCGACTGATTCGGCTGAGTTACAAGATTTCTTAGCTGATGAGGAGAAGATGCAAGAGGTCTTCAAGGATAAGGGCGCGTTTACGCAGGTTATCCAGAATTACGCTAAGAACTGGGCTAATAAGAACGTTGACCTTCAGCGTGATATGAAGGAAGAGACTCAGCGAGTTGTTTCTGAGTGGCTGCGCGAAAACGGTCAGACGATTAACAACCGAGTGAATCTTAATCCTAAGGACACTCAGCCCAATACTCTCGCTGCTAAGGGTGGACTTTATAACCCTAAGGCTATGGGTGCGGCTATTGATAAGGAATACGAAAACGCTGCTGATTACTTCTATAGTATTTGGCATAACCGTAATCACGACCAAGAGAACAGCGCTAAACTCTCGCGTATTCGGAACGCTTTTAGTTCCACTGTTCCCTCTGAGGGTGGGTTCTTAGTCCCTGAGAATCTGCGGGCTGAGC